GTAGTAATATCATAGTTCTGTGCAAAGTCAAATCTAGTTTGTTGTGCTGCGGAGTCTATATAAATGTAATCAATATTCCATTTGTTAATTAATTTTCGAATCTCCATAGCGTGTTGTTCTGTTGTTCGTTCTGAATCTAAATACTCATCAAGTACATAGAATTGTTCTGCGTCCCAGTCATATCCTATAACACAGAAAGCAGTAGGGTCTTTATAACCTACGTCCATTCCTGCGAATATATCCATTTTGGAAACATCAAGTTCTGCTAAATCTTGTTGTTGTGTTTCAAAATTAAATGCCCATACTTGACCTTCATAGACATTAAAGTCTGCCAAGTACTCTTGTGCAAATTCAGCGTCGGACATAGTTTTCTTTGCTTCTGCTATATCTGCTTCAGATAGTCTTGGATTCTCATGATAGGTTGCTTTTACACTAGCCCACTCTGCAAACTCATTTGAAAAACCTCTCTGATAAAACTCTGAAAACCAGTTGTTTCTACCACGAGGAGTAGATATAAATATTGCTTTTGAGTTGTCTTTATCTAGTGTAGGTCTAAGTGCAACATTGAACGCATCTCGTCCATCAACAAGTGCGGCTTCGTCAAATATGATAAGGTCGTAAGACCTACCGACTACGGAGTCTACTTGATTGACTGAACCCATACGAATTGTTGATTGATTTGATAGTTCAATAACTTTGTCTTTTGCATTATCTCTTAGTACTTCTAAGTCGAAATGTTTAATTAAGTTTCTCTGCAAATCAAAAGAGATTTGAGATAGTGAATAGTTTGGGGACATCAGTAACACATTACAGTTAGGTACTAAACAAACAAGTTGTGCTATTACATTTGCAATGTAAGTTTTGCCTTGTCGCCTAGAAACTGCAGCAGTTACAAAACGATATTTAGGATTATTTATTGAATTAATAATCGCTACTTGTGTAGAGTTGGGAGTAATCCCTAATAAGTCCATATATCCTTCTATTGGAAGTTTGATGAATCTGTCATCTCCGAATGTCATTAAGTCTTCACTAATGATGTCTTTTCTACTGATATCTAACATTAGTGAATCTTAATATTGTGTATGGTGTTGTTTAGTTCTCTGACTAGACCTTTATCAAGTGCTAATGTATACAAGTACATATATGCCATAAATAGTCTATGCAGCTCGGGATTGTCTTCCTTATTAGGGTTTGCTTCGATAAGATTGACGGCATCAAGTGCCACCTCTTCTAAGAAAATTTCTGATTTGTTAATTTCTGCTCGTTGCATTTACTTCCTCTGTTTTTTGGACTTCTTTCTAGGTTTGGCAACTCCAGTAACTTTCATAACTTTATGGAGTCTACCACTTTTCATCAGCGTATGAAACTGATTAAATATCTTTATCTTCTACGCCTTCTGGACTTACTCATGATTCTTCCAACTGAAGTCCTACCACCCCTAAAACTTGGTCGTCTTGGGTTGGCTGTTTTACCGAATCTTGGTCCGACAGCTTTTGCTCCAGTACTGTATCTTGCATATTCAAAAGAACCTGGATTCTTTGAATTTACAGTAGTACCCGCAGCGCTGTTCATATCTCTTGTTACTCCTCTTTTGAGTACATGTTTACGAATCTTCTGGGTATTATGTACACCAGTAGGTCCGCTTAAAAATCCACCTTGTCGTGCCATGTTATTTCCTCTTGTGGCTTAACGCCTTCTCTTTGGCTTTAATCATATCATCTAATCGTAGCCTTTGGACATTGATTACTTTATCAATATCTTCTTTAATTAATCGGAGTTTTAAATTTAATCCAACTTTGTGTTCTAACTTTCCAATCGCTTGTGATGTTAGATACGCCATAGTATTTCTCCTATTCATCTCACCAAGGGCTTATAGCCCTTAGTAAGACTGCTTAGACTTAATCCAATAATGGGTTTTTGTCTTTTGCTTTTCCGATGTTCAGTGCAAATCTGTCTATCCATTTGTAAACTTTTGCCCATAATTTGTCATCGACAGGTGTTGGTGTCATCATAACGACAGCCGAACACACGGTTATTATAATCGGGATTGCTTGTAAAAATTTAAAAATCCCTAATACAAAATCTAACATAGTAATTACCCCCTATCTTAGTTTTCCTTCGGAGCATACCTCTTGTCTTTGCCTTTTCGCTTGACTTTTTTCTCCGCTTTTATAAATGCGTCTTTGATATCAACTTTACCATCTGCATTTGCATCGGCTCCAGTAATGATATTCCATAACTTTTTTAACATATTTATTTCCACTTACCCTCGGGGCACTCTGCCCACCTTAATTTAGTTTTTAACGGCATGAAGCACATACAAACTCTACAAGTTTTCCAAAATTTTTCATATTTAGGACATTTTTGGCAGATTTTTAATCGCTCTTGATGACTTTTCTTCACTTTCTAAGTGATGAAGGTAGTTTTGCTCTCTTTCTGCGCTGTAGATTCTTTTTTCTTGCTAGTAATCTTTTGATTCTTGTAGAAGTTTCTGAATTTTCTTGCTCTTCGACTGCTTTCTGAAGTGCTGATTCCATCGTAGTACTTTTTGTCTTTTTATTTGCCATTTATTAATACCTTTGCTTCTTGTTCTGTTGCAAATTTATGTAAAAACCCCTTTGGGTCTCTTACACACCAAACACCACGCTTTACATATATTTCCCAACCAGCTGGTGGCCATGCTTTGGTCTTTGGGGATTCTTTCATATCCTTCTTTTGGTAATCTTGTTCCATAGTTTCTCCTAGTGAATGTTCCACATCGTAATGATGAGGCCTGCTCCGCCAACAATGACTGCACCAGCGGCTGATATTAGTATAGTTTCTATTCTGTTTACTGCTGTGTCGATACTGTCAAAGCGGTTAAATGCAGTTTTCCATCTTTCCGCACAGACAGCTTCATGTTTCGCTAGTTCTAAAGCGACATCTTCGGCTTCCATTATTGTCTCCTTCGTTTCTTACTTTATAAAAAAGTATCAATTTGTTAAATTATATCAAAAAGTCAACTCGATGTCAAGTACTATTTTCGTATGGTATAGATTTTAACAGGTTCAGACTTACCTTTGACAGTTACCTCGTCAAGGAATTCGTAATCATAACCATCAACCAAACTGTGCTCGGAAATTATCAAGTCAGCATCATACTCCTTACAACTAGATTCTAACCTAGCAGCCAGATTGACACTATCACCAAGGACGCTGTAATCAAAGCGAGTACTACTGCCAAAGTTTCCAACGACACAGTCCCCCGTGTTGATTCCCGCTCCTGTATTAATTTGATCCAGGCCTTCTTCTCTGAGTCTTTCATTTAATTCTCCTAATGCTATTCTCATTTCAATAGCAGCTTTAGTCGCATTTTGTATATGATTCTCGTCAGGGAGTGGAGCACCCCAAAATGCCATGATGCAGTCTCCCATGTATTTATCTATTGTACCGCCGTGTTTAAGTATAATCTCAGTCTGATTGTCAAGAAAACGATTAATCAGAGTAGTAAGTCCTTGTGGATTCTTTTGGTATTTTTCAGAAATCGGGGTAAATCCTCGTATATCCGAAAAAAGGAAAGTTAGTTGTTTCGTAACGCCACCCAGTTCCAGTAATTTTGGATTATTTTGTAATTTTTCAACCAAGGCGGGACTAACATACGTTCCAAATTGTTGTTTGATCTGTAATCTCAACAAATATTGCGTAATGAAATTACGGAAAGTTACAATACTCCAAAACAAAATCGAGATGATTACGATTCCGCTGACGTCTAACAAGTAAGAAGATTCGTAAGCATACCAGGTACCATAAGATAAACCTCCCACAGTTAGTAAAAGTATCGGAGCACTCAACCAAATGATACCACTAGTAAGTGCTAAAATAATTAGTACTAATGCTCCTACTGCTAGTTCTGCGCTTGGAGCCCATTGAGGTATAGATGGTGCTGTTCCTTCTATAAAGTTGTGAAGTGCATTTGCTTGTAGTTCGTGTGGATACTTTGGGCCTGATGGAGTTGGTACAGGATTGCTGATTCCCTCCGCCGTAACACCAAATATTACGAAAGGAGCCGGTATCGGTTCCTTCATAAACTCTCCAGCAGTTTGTCTGTAAAACTTGGTGTTCCAGTTGAGGAATACTCTCCCGTTCTGGTCAGTATTGATATTCGGATAGTTGGGTATTCTAACCCAGACTATACCCTGTTCTTCTGTTTT